AACAACATCATCATCCTCCCTAGTCCGCAGCCAGGGAAGATCGTCATTATTGCTGGCGCTGCCACTGGTGGTGAACTGCGATCAAGTTCCCCAACAACGATCGCCATCAACGGTGGCACGGGTGCGGCGGCTGAATCGGCTGTGGCTGCCAATCAGATGGTTATTGCCATCTGCGAGTCGGCAACAAGCTGGAAGGCGTTTGTGATCGGAAGCACTGGTACCACGGCAGGGCTCGAAGCAGCAGCTTAATAGAGGCATGCCGTGGTGAAAAATGGACTGCGCGCAATGACGAATTACCTAGCGACCTGTTTTGGACTTGGAGCGATCCATGTTCTTTACAGGTTCCGTCAATGCGCGCTCTATGGCCCAGCCTTTGAGAAGTCGCTTGCGCAAACAACTGGCGCTTATTCCAAACCTGGAAGCCCAGTCTTTCATGCACATCGTCTCTCCCTGAAACGTAAACATCCGAACGCAGGAGCGATTAAGTGCTTGCTCTCTAGGGGTAGCCCAACGGCAATTGCTAGGCTCGTAACCTTTCGAGCCATCGATTCTGTCGATGCTGTGGGAAGCGGATGGTTTCGGTCCCATGTCGGCGTAGAAATTCTCAAACGATTGCCATCGCTCGCATATTGCGATTCCTTTGCCTCCATAGCGAGGGAATTGTTCTGCATTCGGGTTATTGCATCGTTTGTTCATTGCATCCCAAGAACTGTATTCTGCTGTGTTGGTCATGCCGTGCGTGCGTTCGCTACCGCACGTCTTGCAGCCACGGCTGCGGTCCGCATTCAACTGATCTGCACGGACCGAGGTTTTTGTCCCGCACTCGCAGATGCAGAGCCAGAGGACTCGCCTAGACGGTCGGCTTGTGTCTCTACCAAGAACCGTCCATTTACCGAAGCGATGTCCAGTAAGGTCTTTGAAGCTGTAGTCGCGAAAAGTAGAATTGCTTTCAGCCATTTGAATCTCCTACATAGATTTAATGTGGTTAGAGCAGCCAGGTCGCTACAACGGTCTGGCTGCTCGCATTTTAGACCAGTTGCCATTGAAGGAGCAATCTAATGGCAACTAAAGAAATTCAGTTTCCGAATGGGGTAGGGCGGGGTCTTTCATTCAGACAAGAAACTGGCAAGCGGGAAAAATACACTTGTCCGTGGGCGCTGAACTGCCGAACCCAAGACTTTCAATCCAGACTGCGTGGCGGCTCGTGGACTCCGGCCGCTGCCGCCACAACAGTCGGCGTGGTTCACAGTGGCGGCTACGTGGTTGCGACTCCAGGGGCTAGCGCACCAGGCACGAGCAGTAATGCGGACTGCCTCTATCGCGATCGGTTCATCCGACCTGTCAGCCAAGCGATCTATGCCAGCCGGCAAGGGACGTACACCGACTGGGCCATGAGTGCCGACCTAAGCGATGTTGGACGGCCGTTTGTGATCCAGTTGTCTGAGGCTGGTGAACTGGGCGGCAACATCAAGGCGCTCATCCCTCACAAGGATGCGTACCTCCTAGCAGCTACCAGCGATTCACTGTGGGTTGTACAGGGCGATCCGACTGCCGATGGACGCATGCAGAACATCTCGAGAGACGTGGGCATGGTTGGCCCCAGGGCCTGGTGCCGGGATCACCTGGACCGCTACTACTTCCTGTCGTCGAAGGGGCTGTACACGGTCTCGGCGAGCGGAGAGGGATTGCAGGCGCTGTCTGAGGATGTCATTCCAGAGCAGTTGACCGGGGTGACGGACGCAGCCACGGTGCTTGAGTACGACCACGCGACGCGCGGCGTGTATATCCATATCCCAACGGCTTCGGTCTCTTGGCTGTTTGAAGCAGATCGCCAAGCCTTCTGGCCGTTCAAGGTGGGTTATACGGGCTCGCATGTGGCGATAGGGCCACTGCTGCTTGGCGACGGCGAGACCAACGGGCGACTGCTGCGCATGCACGGCGTAACTGCGGCTAGCAGTGTAAATGTGACCTGGAGAGTCTTGGTTGGCAATTCAGCGGAGCAGGTGAGCGCTAATGCCAAGGCGGCTATCGAAACATTGGTAACTGGTGGATCGCCAGCGAACGTGCAGGGTAGCGGAGTATGGACTGCTGGCGTCAATCATCTGAGTTACCCGCGAGCCAGGGGCTTGTTTATGATCCTACTCCTATCCGCCAGCGGAGCGTGGGGATGGGAAGGTGCCGTATGCGTTATGACACCGAGCGGAAAGTGGAGATAAGACAATGACGACACAAGAGATACCAGAAGTACCAGAACAAGCTCCTGCTCAGAGCCAGATCGTTTTGCCGCGTGTGCTCAATCCATACCTGAACGTATGGTGGAGTTCGCAGACTGTTACCAACGTCCCAGAAAACGTAATGGGCTGGCTGGTAGCGCAAGGGTACGAAATCACTGGTATCACCCAAGACACGACGACAGTACCGCCAACGAATTACTTTGCACTCACTCGCCAGGGAATGAAGCCCGAGGATGTGCTACTGAGTTTGTGCAACAGTTACACGATTGCGGCCAATGAAGCGCGAGACTCCAACCAGATCCGGTACAACGAGATCCTAGCCAGCCAACTGGACATGATCTCAAGCTCTCACAACCAATTCGATGCACAGACTGAGGAGCAGAACGCACAAGCCGGTGTGTTCTTGGCTGACTTAGACGGGTACATGACTGCGATTGAAACACTCATCGCAGACAACCAGACACAGTTAGGTGTTGATGCGGCAGAGGCGAAGACCGCACTGGTAGTGATGGACTTGCGGTTGACCGAGCTGGAAACGAATGCAGCGGCCAACGCAGTCACCATCGGCGAATTGCTGGCCGAACAAGAAGCAAACCTTCAGACTTACCTCACCGACTACGATGCGCGACTCGCGGAGCTGCAACAGAACGTCACTGCTCACATAACCGAAGTGCTGAGTGAAGTAGATGCACTCGGGACAGTGCTAGAGACTCATGTTGCGGACTACGCTCAGCAGTTCGATGCGCTGGTGGCTAACTACAACTTTCACGTAACAGACATCGATGCGCTGTTGAACAACGTGGCAACCAATGTCAGCACATACGTGGCGGAAGTTGCTGCAATCCTGACTGCGCTCGATACTGACTACCAAGCGGTATCCAGTGATCTAGGAGCCATCAAGACAACTGCGGGCACGTTGGTCAGCAATCATGTGACCGATTACGCATCAGTCTTGGCTTTGCTGACTAGCGACTACACAACACACGCTACGCAGACCCGAGGCATCACCGATTCTCTGAGCAGCGACTACACAGCGCACGAGTCGACAGCAACGGGATTTCTAAATGGACTTGGCACTACTGAGCTGGCTCGAATAAACGAGGAGTTCGCAGCAAGGCTGGCAACTCAGTTGCAAATGTTGGTCACGAGGGGTTTGTATACGTCGATACTGGGAACAGATGTTACTGAGCGAAATGCTCGTGATAGAGACGAGCAGATCCAATTACTCAACGATCGATTGAATCGTGAGAAGTTCGAGAACCAACATAAGCTGTACGAACAGAAGCGAGCTATGCGGTCTCAGACGCTCGACAACGAGCACAGGCTATTCGATCAGCAGTCGAGCATGCGAGCGCGGACACTCGACGGAAAGAACCAACTGCATTCGGTGCAGCAGGAAGTTCTGCGGTATCAGGCATCGCTCATCAGTGGAGTCTATGCGCTGCTCCAAGAGACTCGCAATCGCACACTCGCTGGCAAGCAAGCCATCTTCGCCGCCAAGGATGCCAATGAGCGACTTGGGATCGAGGTGCAAACGCGACTGTATGCACAGCTACAGGACGTGCGACTGAAGGTCATTGAGTCTTCAGATAGGATCTATCAGTTACGGGACGTGTACGCGAAGTGGGCCAATACTGAGACTCACCGAACCTACGAGCAGTTGCAACAAGTCAAGCAGCAGTTCATAGAAGCCGCCGAGCGCCAGCTAGCCGCCAAGCAGAACGTCACGCGCGCTGAGATGTCGCAGCGAGACATATTGTTGCAACAGTTGCAAGCAGCACTGACCGGTCTCCTGAGTGGCAAGGAACGCTTCTCGTCGTTGCTTACTCAGAACTCCAATGCACTGTCTGAGCACAAGCATCGAGCCATCGCTGAAAGAATGAACACCGCAACCCAACGACTGGCTGGCTGGAAGTCTGTGGCGGACGACAACCGCGCACTGATGGCCTACCAACTCGACGAACGCAATAAGCTGCTGATCGGCTTGTACAGCTTTGTCGAAAGACGCGAGGACATTGCGCCAGAATGGAAAGATATGTCTACGATGATCGCTAGCTTAGGGGACAGCGGCGGAGGCTGGATTCAGCCCTAATCTGAAACGC